AAATGATGGTCTTTTAATATTGCAAACTGAACATTTTTTACTTCTAACATTAACCATTAAATCTAATTTACAGCCACCACAATGTGTAGCTATTTTAGACCCTTCAATACCATAAACTGGTTGTTTAATATTGCAAACTGAACATTTTTTAGGCATTTTAAACAATTAAGAGAAATCATTTATTTAATTATATAAAAATTTATTCCTTAATATTATTTAATATTATCATCACTATCATAAAATAATGATTCAATATAAAAATTTATTCCTTAATATTATTTAATATTATCATCACTATCATAAAACAATGAATCGTTGTCATTATTAATTTGTTCTTCCTTATTTAGGTTATTTTCTTTCATAAAATCTTTAAACAATTCTCTTAGCATTTTATCTGATTTTTCCCGTTCCATTTGAATTTCTTCCAAATTATAAGAATGTTTTTTTACTAAATCTTGAATTTCCTTCTCTGTTATCATTTTTATATTCATTTTTATATTAGGTAGTACAAATTTAGGTACAGTCTGAGAATCAGGGGGGGTGCTTTTATTATCCATTATTATTATATTAACAGTTAATATAATTTAATATTAAGGTTAATTTATTTTTGTTTTATTTACTGAATTCTCAATTAACGTTTAAATGCTAATAAAAATACATTTATAAATATAAAATGGTTAAAGTAGCTAAATTAATACCAGATTATGAATCTTGGGTACCTTGGATTATAGGGTTTGTTATAGTACTTATAATTTTTCCATATGATAAGATTAAAAAATATTTTACACCCGACCCCATTATTCAATATCAATATGTAGAAGTTCCAGTTCCTCAATATATTTATATAGAAAAACCTCAAGAAATAGCGGAAACTAAGTCACAAGAAGTAGTTAAAGAAGTAGTTAAAGAATCTATTATATGTGTTTTTGATATAGATAATACTCTTACTATAGGTGATCCATCAAGATGTATTAAAATGTGTAAAGATATGGGTTGTAGAATTGCATTTAATACTTCAAGTGATATGGAAACTCCCGGTGATCTTCCTTTAGATGAATGGGGGTTTACAAAACCAAATTTTGATCCGGATGATTATTATTTTGATCCTAATTCTAAGACAAGTAATTTTGATGATGCTGCTGCAACTAAATCAAATAATATGGCGACGTTGAAAAATAAATATAATATAACCGATTCTAAAAGATTAATTCTTTTTGATGATAATAGAATTAATATTGAAAAGGTTATTGAGGATGGATATAGCGGTATTCACATAGGTTCTAAAAATCCCGGAATTCAAGAATCTGATATTATCAAAGCTCATAAATTGATTTTAGAATTAGATTAATTAATACAATTAATCCACATATTAACAATGTTAATCCAATCAAAATCCAATAACACTTGTTTACTCATCTGTTCTCTTTGAATTAAATTATCAGATTTTAATTGAGTAATTATATTAATTACCCAATTATCAAATTCTGGACCAGTTATAGAATAATCCAATGACTCATAGGTCATTTTAGGATTAACCGTAATTCCTTTATCTTTTTCTTTCAAACAATCTTTCAAACAATCTTTCAAACAATCTTTCAAATAATTACTTTTTTCTTCCAATGCCCCAACATTAGTTGTTACTGGAATAACACCTCCAGCCATAGCTTTTGTAACTGAAATACAATCAATCTCTGGAAAGTATGTTCCGTATGCATATATGCTTGCTGTTTTACATAGATTTATCACCTCCATATGCGAAATACGTCCCAAATCTACAAATCCTTCAGTTTCTTTAATTTTAGATTTAGTTTGGGTTACCCATTCTTTAATTTCAGGATCTTGATTAGCTTCCATTCCTCCTTTAGTAATTCCCGATTTAAAACCATACGCCCAATGTATTTCTGTATTTTCTAATCCTTTTTCTTTTCTAATAATAGGTAAAGCATTTAATAGTGCAGTTATACATCTATCTGGCGAACTAGTAGACATTATAATATTATTATTTCTTATTTGTTGTCCTTTAAAATTTTTAGAAATAATACCATTTGGAATAACTTTTGTCTTACCAAGACAATTAGCGTTTAACAAAGATTTATGAAATTTACTCTTACAATAAATATTAGTCACCTTATCAAGCCTTTCTTGTGTAATCCAATCTGGATCAATAACGTCATGCAAGTCTAAAATTACAACTTTACTATTTATAGGAATATCCAAAATACTCGGATCCCTCCACAGTATAGTCGCATCTTGATTATTTACGGGCAACCAAAGATAATAAGGTTTGTAAGTTACGCCGTTGACTATTGTTTGTTTTTCACAAACATTATAGACAGTTACATTATAACCTATTTTAACAAAATGTTCACTTAAATTTACAACTGCTTCTTCTGAACCTCCTAAGCCTTCAGAGTCTCCATTCCATGTGTTGGAAAAATTAAGATATCTTCCTGGTCCACAATAGTATACTATATCCATTCCTGAACTTTCTTTTCTTGTTTGGTAACTTTGGATATGGTTTATTATTAAGTGATTTAATTTTAATGTTGGATTTTTGTGTTTGTCTAGTAATTTTATAAAATTTTTAAAAGATTGTTTATGATTTTTTTTAACAAATGAAATAGCTTCTTTATATTCTGGAAATTCTGAAATAATAGAAGCTCTTAAATTTTGAATAAGCATATAATCCATCATATTAATATTATCAGTAAATTGTACTGTATGTTTAGTACTTCTTAGCATCCATCGTTGAATAGTATTACTTGAATGACTAAATTGCGTTACTACAAAAATATAAGGGATTGTTATAATTTCAGAGTGTCTTCCTTTAATAAAATTTAAACATTCTCCGTTAACATCTGAATCATTATATTTTTGATCTTTCCAAAATTGTTTAGTATAACCTAAACTTGATTCACTTAGAGTACTAGTATAATTAGGGTCTGAACTTGGATCAAAAGCTTCAAAAGTTTGGTCGTGTATTAGATCATAGCATAGAGTTTTTGTACATCCTACACATTTTTTTCCTTTAGAAAGTAAAATTGATTTAACTCTACTAATAACTGATTCTGGGGGATAAAAGTCATCGTCATCCATATGAATTAATATATCATTGTGTGCTAGTGCTGCTAAAAAATTTCTTTTCTTTCCTAATGATAATTTTTCTTTTAGTGTTATGTATCGTATTCCTTCTTTATTAAAAGATTGAGGGTTTAGTCCTTTTCCGGGTTCTGAATCATCTACTATAATCCATTCTAGTTTATTTCTGGGGTAATCAATAGAATCCCAATTTCTTAACATTAGTTTTTCGAATATTGGTCTATTATAGGAAGGTGTTAAAATAGTAACAGTAGGTAATAGTTCAGGATCAATCCATTCTAATTCCATATGACAAGCTTTACCATTTTCTGTATCTATGTATTTACAAGGATATGAATCTAGTTTAAGGGGAATTCTGTCTGTTAATTCCATAAGTAATATTATATTACATTATCTTTTAGATAATTTAAACACAATTAATCATTGAATATTTGTGGTTAAATTTATTTGTATTGGGTTAACTCTTAAAAGTTACGCGTTTACACAATCAAGAATGCAATCTCTAAGCCCTCGGTGTTATCAAGAACTGCACCACTTCCGTTACCTACCATTACGGTAAAGGTTCCTTCAGTTCTAGCAGTTACGAATGCCGTAATTACTGCGGTAGTAACGGCAGGACCGTTATACTTAACTACATTTACAAGTACAACACTGTCGGCACTGCAATAAGAATTGGTTACGGTGAATGCTATAGATGCATCAGAGGCTAAAACGCCTTGAAACATGGTGATTACACCAGCCGATGCATTAACGGTGACTGGTTCGTTTAAACCAACCAACTGAGTTACTGTACCTTTGTTAATGTTAGCTCTTTTAGTCAAGAACAATGATGAAAGGTTTGCATCACTTGGAATTAAGGGTCCTGCTGGGGGTGGGTTACTGCTTCCATAACTACTCATTTTTTATATACTTATAGAAAATATTTTAATTTTAATGTAAATAATTAAATTTAAATTAAATTAAATTAAATTTATTAAGTAATTATATAGCAATGGCGGAAGAAGAATTAATAGAATCGGCGTTAGATATAAATTTGGACGTAACTCCAGTTAAACGCAAGATAGGTGAAGAAGAATGGAGTAATGCATTTGAAGAATTAGCCAAAGAATGGGGTGATTCAGCTTCTAAAGCTAGTATAGAACATAGTAAAGCAGGTAAAGCGTTTAAAACAAAACATGTTGCTGTAGGTCTTCCTGCTGTATTAATTCCTATTATAATGGCACCTATTAGTACTGGATTATCAGATGTAGAAGGTGTACAATATATTAATATGGTAGGTTTTTTGGTGAGTGGATGTTTAAGTGCTACGTATGCATTTTTTGGTTTTGATAAAAAGCATCAGCAGCATATGGATTTTGCTAGTAGGTATATGGATGTTTATACTGATGTAAAATACGAATTAGTTAAATCACGAAGTTTTCGAGTTGCTCCAGATCAATTTCTACTTAGGATTCAAATGAAAATGGACAGTCTAGGTGGTTCTGCACCTGATTTATAATTTAATTAATTAGTTCGTATCTTAAAATAAATATAGCAATTAATAAATAGTTGAATAAAATGGATAACTTATCTCCTTTTGATATTCTTGGAATAGAGAAAACCGATGATAAATACATTATATCGGGTGCATATAGACGAATGATTTTGTTAGTCCACCCAGATAAAGTAAAGAGTAGCGGATTAAATTGGACAACTGCTCAGTGTAATGAAGCTTTTAATAAAATAAGGGGAGCCTATAAAACTATTATAAAGAGTTATAATTTCGTAGATATGCCAGATTATGATTTAAAATATTCTGAAGAAAATATGGAAGCTATAACAAAGGAAAGTTTTAAAAATATTAAAGATTTTAATACAAGGTTTGAAAAACATAAACTTAAGGAAGAAAAAGAGGGGTATTTAGACCCTTATCAGACAAATGGATATTCAGAGTTTGGTAGAACAATTAAAAACACCAATGATTTGAAAAATAAGTTGAGTAAGGAGTATAAGGTTTCTAAAAAACTAGAAACTCGTAGACAGAAACAATTAATTAGGCATAAACCAGAGATAATGAATTCTGGTAGTTCAAATATTTTTGAGTTTGGTTTATCTAATGTTGATGATTTTGGTTTTTCTAGTATTGGTAAGTCGAGTAATAGTTTAATGGGAGCAGATCTTTCGCAAGTTCATAACAATGATGAAAATTGGGAATCATCTATTCAAAGAAATAAAAAAGATTACGAAAAATATAATAATACGGGAAGTTTGCAGAATGATGTAGAAAGAATTAAATCCGAAAGAGAATTGTTTGATTCTGTGCCAATAAAATATGAAAAAGCAAAATTAGATGATTTTGAAAAAATTAAAAAGAGGAATTTGATTCAAAAAAGAAGAGATGACTACTATTATAATAAAAGTTTAAATAATTAATTAATTAATTTATCAAATGTATTTCCAGCGCTAAACGAAAAAAACGAGCTACCAAATATACCTTTTCTAACTTCTGGATTTATAAAAGTTAAAACGACTGCTGTCATGACAATAGAAAAAAATATAACGTATACTATTTTTTCAGATTCTTCACTTAAAATTGATCCAATTAATGAACCTATAATAGACCCTATAACAACATTAATTACTACGTTAATTGGTTTTTCTCTGTATGAAGAAGTCATGCCTAATATACCTCCTAACACACCTCCTATACATGCTCCTATAATTATATTAGTTTTTAGATTTCCGCCTAATCCAATTAAGTTTGTGGGTTTTGTAGTTTTAGTACAATACTGTAGATTTTCTATAGTATCGTAATTTTCAACTTCTAGAATTTCTCCCCATTCTGCTGGAGATTTAATTTTTTCTATGTACATTGAATTTTCAGTTATATATTGACTTTCTTTGTTATTATGATAGAAAATTACAGTTCCTACATTAGAATTAAACTCTTTATAAGTTCTAACTATCATAGTGACATTTAAATTAAAATAGGTACCGGGTGAGAATGTAGGTGCTTTCGTAGGTGCTGCTGTAACGGGTGCTGTTGTTGTAACGGGTGCTGCTGTAACGGGTGCTGCTGTAACGGGTGCTGCTGTAACGGGTGCTGCTGTAACGGGTGCTGCCGTAGGTGCTGCTGCAACGGGTGCTGCTGTAGGTGATTTTGTTATATTGGTGTTTATCATATCTTCGTCAATAAGTAATGATATTTCTGTTCCAAAGTAGTCAAGTGTGATAGAGTTTGTATCTTTTTTATAAAATATTTTCCATGAAGTATCGCCATTATCATTTAAACAGGAAACTAAAGTGGTGTCGCTGGACAATGCGGTTAATTTAATGTCAAAGTTTAATTTAACATCGTCATTTCCCCAATCTACTATTTTTTTATTAATATTTAAGGGTTTACATTTATAATAGGATGAAGGGAAAATACCACTACCGTAAACATTAAATTTTGGAATTTGTTTATCGTCTGTAACTCCTATATATAATAAATAAATACTTAAAGCTAGAGTAATAATTAGACCTGTAGTTTCTGGTGTTTGAATACCATCACTTAAAACCAGATTATAAAATAGCGTTATTACTGAATATATTAATAACACGACTCCAAGTCCTACATAGGAAGGTGAATTACTTGTATCTTTGTATTTATCTGAAATAAATTTATATACAAAATAACTCAAAGTTCCAATAAAGAATAAATTTAATATAGCTCCTGAAAAGAACCCTATTACTGAATGTGTTCTTTGGAAACTCTTTTTAATATAATAGTAATAAAAATAAGATAATGTAAATACTAATGCTGTTATACTATAAGCAATTATTTGATTTTTTCTTTGTTTATATATTAGACTTTTAGAAGATTTATCTTTAGGACTATCCTCAAATTTTTTTTCAAGATTAATGCTAACTGATGAAGCTAAAACACCTATTATAGATACTGTTAAAAGTATAAAACTAAATGTTGGAATATTTCTAGAACCAAGTTTATTATATTGATAGATCATAAATCCAGAAGTAAAAAATGACATAATTAATGTAATAATTAACCCTACTAGTGAAACCAATGATTCTGTAGAGTTATCATCATCAGCAAGATTTGTTATGTCTTCTATTTCTGGTATAGGCTTTGGTTTTATATAAGGAAACAGAGTTGTTATATCTGGTGTTGCCATGACTAATAAGATAAAAGATAATTAATTTGTTTTAAAAACTGCATTTATTATATTCTTCCCTAATTTCTTTTTTCGTCATGACCTTTGCTTGTTTAATTCTAGCAACCCATTTATTTTTTCTAAGATCAATAACATCCTTAATCATAAACCTATATCTGAAATCATTTTTAGAATCATTACTAATGATAGTAAGTGTTTCAAAATAAGGGTTTAATAGATTAGAATTTTGTTTATTTTTATCAACTGTTTCGCCTATTGTTGTAATAAGTTTACAAATACATTCAATGTTGTCATTTTTATCATTTTTATCATTTTTATCTATTTTATTAATTAATTTTCTCATGCATTGAAAAATTATAGCATTAGATATCATATCTTTTTTAAACAATTCTCCTACAAATTTAATATTTCCTAAATATTCCATTTTTAGTTTAATTAAAACAGAAACATCATTTTGTTCTTTTTCTTTTTCAAACTCTTTTTGACATTGGGTTAATATTTCTCTTTTGAAATTAATTTTTCCATCGCAGTAGTTTTTATTTTCTAATTGATTGCATAGTTCTGCATAAACTTCTCCAAAATGTGGTTCGTTTATAGCTTTTTTAAAGATTATTTCAATAACTTGTTGAACTAATTTTTGATTATTTATATCAATTTCGATTAATTTTTTAGTTAAAGAATCAAAATTATCTTTAGACAGTTTATTTAAAATACTAATAACATTTTTCAAAACAATTTCATTGTCACTGTCATTACTTGAATCATTTGATTTCCAAGCATTATCACTCCTAATCAAAGGTTCTGTTACTAGAAATTCACCTCTATTCCATTTATTATTTTTATTTTTAGGTGGTTTTTTAACTTCTATTTTTTCAATAAAGGGACATTCTTTATATAATTCTTTTATAGAAAGAATAAACTTCAAATCATATATAATAGCCATTTTGTTAAACCAACTAGACCGTTTATATCTGTATAATACATTTTATTCTTTAAAGTAATTTATTATATAAAAGATTAAATCTATTTAAGTATTTAAATAGAATAATGTTTAAATAAGAAAAATGGTTGAAGAAGAAGAAAATTGTTCTATATGTTTAAGTGTTCTAAAAAACGATAATAAAAATGGTATATATACAGTAGATGGGTGTAATCATCAGTTTCATACAGACTGTTTTTTAAGTTGGTGTAAACAGGGTCAGTTTTCATGTCCACTTTGTAGGAATGATTCTATATGTAATATAAATTTTATGGATAAAAAAACTAAATTATCTTTCTTGAGAAAGTATTCATTGCGTAAAAATTCTCCTTTGTTGTTGAAGGAAGTTGCTAATAAAGTTCGAAAAGATGAGAAAAGTATGTTGGAATATAAGAAGGAATTGAAGGATTTTATATTGAATAATAAAGAAATATTTGACAATTTAGATAAAATTAGATTTAAATATAGAAGTCAGGTTATTAAGTATAGAAAATCGGTTGATAATCTAGTAGGATATCCTTTAATTCAACTTCCCAGAAATATTCATGTTTTGTAAAATAAAATATTTTGTAATATCAAATGAAACTTAAATTTGATTTACAAAAATATATTTTTTTTATATGTAATATAATCCTTTCATATTCTATTTGTCAAGGAATTTCAAATAATTACATGGAAAGTGATTATAAACTTAAAACATGGAGGGATAATATAGAATCATTATTTCAATTAATAACATTATCAACAATTTTATTTATATTTGGAAATTACAGTGATACTTATCCAAGTATAGAAGTTTTTGTATTAATAATATTAATACCTATTGTATTTGAAATAACTGTTAGTGGTTATAATATCCAGTCGTTAAACGAACTTTCAGAATGGGGTACAGAAGAAAGAATAATAAATTTTAGTTTTATTATTTTATTATTCATAATATTTATTGCTCATGTTATAATTGCTAAAGATAAAGAAATTATAATTCCATTTATCGGAACTTCAGTATTTATTTTTATAATAATTACTACTCTTTTTGTAACTTCCAAAATAAAAGATTCTAAAAAAGGTTCATTTCGTTTACATTACTGGATGTTAGCTTGGATGTTAGCTTTTTTTACTAGGTTTCCAGGTTCAAATTGGTCAAAATTAGGTAGTGGTTTACTTATTGGTTTAATGGTTCATAGTTTTGCTGTAAATAAGGACAATTTCACTTTCTACAACTGTTTAGAAGATTCTACTATAAGATGTAATGGGGCTAAGGTGTGTAACCCAGTAAATCAAATAAATTTAGAAGATTACTCTAATTCAAATTGGTATTCTATTACTATTATATCATCATTAATTTTGTTAATATTTATATTCTTTAACGTCTAATAATTGTAATTTACATTCATCTGTAACTTTCTCGCACATGTTAACAATGTCTTTTATTTTCAGTAAACTACTGTGAATAAAATATTTTGAGTTCATAACCTTTAAAGATTCCGAAATTTGGCATTCTAATTCAAATTCATAATTAGTATTTTCTACTGTATTCTCAATACTTTTAACGCTAGTAATGTCGTAAAACCATGTTTTGTGTTTATAACTCATACGATCTTTTTCTCTTGTAAAAGTTTCTTTTTTATTCTTGGGTTTGAATTCTGAAGCAAGTACGGGAGTTTCTTTAGAAAAGCAAATTCTTATGTCAAAGGGGGTGTCTTCAAATCTAAAATCTAAAACACATAATTTTGTTTTTTTAATACAAGTTTTCTTTCCATCACAACCAATACTCAATCTCATCCCTTTATCAAAATAATCTTTTGTGACTACTCTTTCCTTATTTAGCCACGATTTATTTGTTTGCAAAACATTTAAAATTTTACTAAAAAATTCTTTGCCTACAAAAGAATCAAATGATTGTTTCCCTGTATCATCTTCTACAAGATAACCAATACGAAATTCAACTTCTAGATTTTCTACATTTTTGTATTTTTCTATATAGGGATGAATTATACCTATAGCTTCATGAAAATTAGGATCGGGTGTATAAACACCACTTGCGGGTGTAGCGGGTGGATTAGAATCTGTCATCTTTTTATTATATATAATACGACAAATCTTTAAATAATTTTTAAATATTTATCCCTAATTTAAATTGTTTATATTAAGTAATGACGAATATTCAAGGCCAGTCAAGTCCTTGGGGTTACGGATCTGTACGTTCTTTTTATCCTTCAAATTTAGGCGGTACTTATGGTAGCCCATCTAACCCTTTGCCAACATATGGAGCCAATTCAGCATATTATGGATATCCAGGATATGCAGGTTCAGCAGTTGTAATGAAAACACAAAAAACTAATAAGCGTGGGTGTTCTTTCGGAGGAGATAGACAATTAATTGCGAATGGTGTTACCACAGAAAACAGTTGGGGGTTAAACTTTAGCAAAAGTCTCCGTAAAAAACGTAAAAGTCGCCGTAAAACACGTAAAAGTCGTAAAA